CGCCAGGACCTTTACCGCGGAAACCATTACCAGAACCACCAGCGCCGTTATCGTCGTCGCCGTCGTCCCCAGCTGGTTTAAATAAGTTCGGTTCGGCGTCGTGTACCTTACGGATAGCGCGGGCAATACTCTTTGCGTCCGCTGTTCCGTTTTCTTCGTCAAACTCGATACTGTCCAGATAGTCAGCACTGATCGCCCTTACTACCTGTGCGGGATTTACAGGATTATACTTACCGGCTTCCTTAAGCACCGCGTTTTCGATAAGCAGCTTCTTACACTGTGCTGTAAGATCGTCCACTTTCGCCGCCTTAGTCTTAAGGTTAGATAATTCTGTTTCGTCGATAGAAGAACCGCTTCCCCCTTCGCCGTCGCCTTTACCAGAAGAACCGTTTTTAATGGTTTCTGCCACTTTGCTAAGTAAGGTCTTATCGTCCGCTTCGACCGTTACCCCAGCGTCCTTAAGTGCTTTACGAACCATTTTTACGGCTTTCTTTGCTACGGTGCTGTCTACGTCGGCCTGGCTGTACTTAGGTCTTTCGTAGTCCGGGTCATAATCTAAAGCGTCGTCGTAAGCGTCCTGGTCTAAAATTTCGTCGTCCAGAAGCTTCTTACACTCTGCTTCATACTGTGCCTTTGTAAGTTCTCCTTTTAAGTAGCGTTCCTGTAATTTTCTAAGTTTTCCCATCTTAAAAACTCCTTTCCGTATTAAGCCCGTCGGCTATATCCAGCGTTCCGCGCTGTCGGGTTCCACGGCCAGTATTTGACGCCCTGGCTATGTTACGGCAATAAAAAACACGCCTTACAAGCGTGTCATATCCGCGGTATCCGCCGCGTCGGTATTATAAAGACTTATGCCCTATAATCAATTATGAATATCAAGACCTAAAGGTACGGTTATGATCTGCCCGTTAAAGCGTTTCCGTACTACCTGTCGGTTAAGGTCTGCCAGTGTTTCCCCTGGTCTTAAATATTTCTTCGGGTTATCCGCGTTTACCATATCTTTTACCGAAGGAAGACCTACTTCTTTCGCGTAATCGTCATAGCTGGTGGCTTTTGTGTAGTAAAGATCGCCGTATTTATCTAAAGCGGCTTTCTGCCTGTTCTTAATACCCAAACCAGAAAGTATAGCGACCCACCTACAGCGACAATGTGGGTGGTTCGGTATCCGGCGCCCAGGTAGTCCGGGGTTCGTAGGTGTATCATAGTCCAGGTCGTAAGGGTTCTGTTTACTGTAATCCGCGTCGGCGGCACAATAAGCAGACGTCTTACTATCAAAAGTCGCGTCCCTGTACTTGCCTTCCACTATGTCGGCGTTTTCCATAAGGGCGTAGGACGTACCTAAAGCGTTCGCCCTTGTCATTTCTGTACGGATAATCCGGCTTCCGTTGTAGTAGCTTTCGTCTATCCGCTTAGAAAGTTCTTTAGCGGCGTCGCTGTACTGCATTTTCCGGGTAACCAGTTCTTTTATGGTCTTTTCGGCTTGCGTTGCCACAAGGTCTACGCTTTTCCGTATCCTCTTGCTGTAGGTCGCCCCATCTGGAAGCCAAGGGTTAGCAATTATACCAAGTACCCCAGATTTCGTAAGGTTTGGTACTGTCACTTTACACCTGGCGGCCTGTTCCAGAATGTACGCCGTGGTATTCGCCCCATAAAAAACAGTTCCACATATCACGGAAGTAGAAAAAGGCTGTAGTTTTGCGTTAAGTAAATTCAGTTCCGGTATAATCTTCGTAAGGTATTCTTCCTGTATCTTTTTCGCCCACCGTCTAGTAGGCACGAAGTCCGGGTTCTGCTCATTTACATATTTTTTAGCGACTTCTTCCAGGTAGCCTACAGCTGCTTCCTGTAACTGCCCGTATGCCGGGGCAAGTTCAAGTATACGATCGTCTACGTAGCTGTCCAGAAGGGACGTATAATAGTCTACATATTCTTCATAATGCTTTTGGGCTTCACTTATCCACGTCATACGTTACCCCCTATTCTGGCGGCTGCGTGATTGTGGAACCTGTAGCGCTGTTCTGCTGATCGTCTGGGTTATCCGGGTCGCCGCCGGTATCCCCCAGGTTATCCGCCCCATATCCAATAGCTGCCAGACTATTTGTAAGGCTTGTCTGTCGGCTTTCCTCTTTCTGCGCTCTCATTTCTTCAAGTGCTTTCTGTGGGTCGTCGATAAACCACAGCAGTTCATACAAATAACTATCTGGTACAATGTCCGCCAGTTCCGCCACAATGTCGGCGATCTCTTTATTATTCTGTGGAAGATTTCGGCTTATCGTAACTTCCAGCCATTCAGCCTGGTATAGGTCGTCCCTGGCTTCGATCAGTTCCGGGGTAGTGATTGTTTCATACACACCAGAAACCGTACCGGCAGCATACAGCTTTTGAACATTCAAAAGGTCCGTAATGATCGCGAAGAAGCTACGGAACGCCTGTATAAGAAGCGGTTCCTTCTTACCGGCCTTAATATCAAGACCGGCGTATTTCATTTTGATTTCTGTAGCCGTCGCCCCGTTTAACTCTGCCAGTCGTGGGGTGTTGGTCGTGTCCATAATGTCGTTTTTCGTTCTAGTAAGACCATTTTCTACGGCGTTGTCGTCCTGTGACTGGGCTATAAAGCTGGCCTTACTGTCCTTGTCCTTAAGTGCAAGGGCGCGGGCCTTTCGCATTTTCAGAACTTCGTTTTCGTCTACATCTACACCAGTTAAACATAAATACTGATCTTGTAGGTACTCCATAAGGTTCGCTTTATCGCTTAAACCGTGGCAGTAAGCTACAGCAAGTGGAACGACACCGTAGGCAAGATCAGACTTACCGTATCCCTTCACACGTTCGCTGTATTTCGCCGGTAGCTGGTTCTGGCAGACCACAACCGGGATACGGCCGGCCTTATGCTCTATCGGGTTTCCGGTCTTCGCTTCGGTTTCGTCCAGGTGTAGGCTTTCCATACTGTCACCGGTGTAGTAAGTAACGTAGCGATCGTCGTAGACCTCTACCTTTGTCTTCGTGGTTTCGCTGCCGTTTTCCCATACCCCTACTTCGTACCGCCGAAAAAGAAGCCTTAACCTCTTTCTTCCGTCGTAAATCGGTATGATCTCCTGTATCGGGTATTCACTGTAATCAATGTTACCTTTTTCGTCTACCCATACGATAATAGAGCCGAAGCCACCTATACACATATCGCGTAGCAAGTCGGAAAACTCCCCTTGTGCCTTATCCTTTAGCAGCTTCATAACCTTTTTACGGTATTCTGTGATAATCTCACGTTCTTCTGTTTCTTCGTCGTCCTGGTCCGGGTCTTCGACTGTATAGATAGGGGACTTACCTAGCATATAGTCCACAAGCGTATCTATGATAATCTGGACATAGTTAGAAACCAGCTTATTTTCTGTACCGCCGTCCCTAGCCTTGTCGCGCTGTTCGATTTCGTCCAGTTCGCCGTCATAGGCTGCCTGGTACAAGTCTACAGCATTATCATTTATCCAGCTGTCGTGTTTTGCCACCATAGCCGCGACCCAGGAAGCGTTATCTTTAATCCAACGTTCCGCGGTCACCTGGTTTACTTTTTTCATTTCTGCCAATGTCTGCGGAATGTACGAAGATACCGCCATGCTATAACCCCCTTTCTATACTCCCGACTTTTCACGGTCAAAGGCTGTAGCCTTGCCAGTGTTCGGGTCTATGTTTCGTGCGGCCCTCATAAGCAAAAATAGGGCCATTACTAAGTCGTCGTGTGGAACGTGTCCCGGTTTACGCGGTTCGGCGTTCGCTGGGACATAGAAGTTTATGGTCTGCTGGCGTTTGGCTTCCCTTGTAAGGTGTTCCACTTGCCACCGTAATTCCTTCCATAGTTCCAGCTGGTCCGGGTCTTCCGGCGCCTTCGGAACTTTGATTAAATCGTTATGGTTAAAATCGTAAGCCAGATACCCCAGCTTAGATTTACTTTCGTCACCGGCTGCCTTAAACTTATAGGCTTCTACCAGTCCGTCGTTATTCCGGTCGAATAACTCTTTAAGGTGGTACGCCAGCGGTTCACCGATTCCGGTACCGTCACATACCCCACCGATAGCACCCCAGTAACGTATAATCTTCGGTAACATATCCCTTACTTTGCTGTGCTGTTTTCCGACCCACTGGTATAGGCAGATCGGAACTACTGTACCGTCCCGTAAGAGGTCGCCGACGATAAACGTAAGGGCGTCGCGCTTATGAATACCTACAGACGCTTCTACGTCCGTGGTTTCTTCTTCCTGTCCGGCTACGTCACACGCCCATATGTATTTATGTCCCTTGACTGGTTCTACTTGCATTTCAAAGCCGCCGGAATACATACGGGCTACGCCTTCCGCGGAAAAGAAACGACCGATAGCGTCTACAGCTTTAAGAAGGTACTGTGTCTGTATGGCTATGTGGTCCATTCCCAGACGGGCTACCTGGTTATCAAACGCTTTCTTGTAGTTCGTGTTACCGGAAGCGATAACCGCGTAGGCGTCTATCTTAAATACCAGCTTCGGCCGGTATCCCAGTTCCCTTTCTAAGCGATCTTCCATATCGTGGGCCATTAGTTCGCCACGATAGATAAAGCTGTCCTTCGTCCAGGCTACGCCCCATAGCACTGTAGTAGCATTGTTAAACGAACCCATAGGCTGGGCGTCACGTTCCCACTTATCGGCGTCTATGTCCTGGCTTTCGTCACCTTCCAGTAGTGTATAGGCTGTCTGGGACGCGACGTTAGCCGTAGGGTTAATGGATAAGAACGCCCATTTATTACTATCGCGGGGCGGTCCTATATGGAATTTATAGCCATCTGATTTACTGTACTTGCAAGGCTGGCCGTCTACCTTCGCTTGCCCGGACGTTATCACGCTACCGGCAAGCCCGCCACTGTCCAGCGTCGGGGCGCCTTCCAGACGGTCCATAGACGCTTGTATCTGTGGCTTGTATACCGGGGCGAACTTGACGCCCGATACAGGTACACCGAAGTACCAACCGTACAGTAGTAGGTAGTGCTGTAGGAAGGCGCTGATCTCATTCTTACCAGCCTGTCGTGTGATCTGTACCACGAAGTACCAACCCAGCCCATTTAAGCAGCTGTAAAGAATAGCGTCGGCTACCTGTATCTGATAGTCGAAAGGGTCATTTTTACGAAGAAGCCGCCACGCTTCCCGTAGGTTTTCCCTCTTAAACAGGTCGCCGAAGTTACTAAGCACGTTGTACGGTATTCCCTGTTTCGCTGCCCGGACGGTCTGGGGTATCGCCGTCATTACTGGGGCGCCGGTCAAGGGGTCCGTGTCTGCCACGTAAGTAAATTCTGTCTGATATTCGTATGTCATAGCACGAAATCCGCGTAGTCTGCTTTCTTAGGCAGCTGTACGCCTTTATCGCATATGCTACGGATATGATGTACTGTATCTGTACATAAGCGACACGACTTAAACGGACACCGGTTAAAGTCCCCGTTCTGTTCGCTGTACTGGCAAGTCAAACAGACGCAACCCCTACAGCTTTTATTATCTTCTGCCATAATATTTACACCCCATATTCTAAGTAAAAAAGTCGTAGTTTCTCATAAATACAAGAAAAAGCCCTGTATTTACACGGTTTCTGGTTATCAGAAAACCCGTAACAAGGCTTTTTACTACAGTTTTTACTACGTTTCCTGTTCTTTTTGTGTATGATCTTCGTTATTTCCCTTACTTTGCGCTTGTCCACCCCAGGACACGTAGACTTCACCTTTAGACGCCGCCCTTAATTCTGCATTAAGAGAAGCCATAATGTCGTCTGGTCCGTCGTCCTTACCTTCTATAAGGTGTTTCTGTCCGATCAGACGCCGTAAGGTGTTCATAGCACGATCTAAGGCGTTATCTTCAATCGTTCCAGCATGGTAGAAAGTCTTCATACCGTCACCTTCACGACATATAACCCTAGATTTTCTGTAAGCCACTTCTTCGCCTTCCAGATCACGGTCTTTTACAAACCGGTCTTTATGCTTCTGTAGATAGCTTACGATCTTAACGGTCTGTACTTTTATCATCATATCCAGGGCGTTAAATTCTTCTTCCTGGTTAATGCTTTCTAAAATGCTTTCTTCCTCTGGAAGTAGTACCTTAGAAAAAAGACCGTGTTTTGTGGAAGCTGCTATTTGTCTGGCGCGTCCTTCCGCTGTCTTCGGACCTGTAGCAAGCCCGCCGTGTATCTTACACCGGCCATAGCCTTTATGTGGTGTTCCCATGCCCGCCGGATTCTTACAAGGCTGTCCGTTGTGCATGGCGCCGCAACAAAGGTTATAGTTTTTCCTGGACAAAGCTATTACGTTCATTTTATCCGCCTGGTCGGAAAACTGGCGTTTAAGACGCATATCGTAAGGGTCGAAGCCTTCCGGTAACTGCACTTTTTTTGTAGTTGCCACTGACTTTACCCCCTTTTTTGTGTGTCGTCGTTCGGAAAATCGACGTTTCAGCGTGAGAAAAAGGGACAGGTCCCAGAAAATCCGGGTTTCCCTATCCCTTAATTTGTACATTATAATAGCATTGTAATGCTATTATATAAGATTTTCGGAATAAATACAAGCCTAGTTTTGTCTTACAGAAAACTACTGAAATTATTTATACCCATTGACAAACTCAAAAACAGAATTAACCACTTGATCGCAACGGTAGTAATACTGGTCTTTTGTAAGACCTAAGATAGTTAAAGTCTGCAATAAGCTGTACTGTCCTTTGATAACCCAACGATAGTAAGCAACCCGCCTAAGTTCAAGGGGTAAGCGGTCGTAAGCCATTTCCAGCATGATCTTGTTAAGCATACCGTTTGTAATTCCATCTGCGGGCTTACAGCCACTATTAACCTTTACCTGGTCTTCCATAGGCTCACGCCTTTGTATATGCTCCCAGTTATCTAACCAACGGCGGATAGTCCGCCTACCTATAATTTCCTGTCCCATAGCTTGTACCTCTCTAAAAACATATAATAAAAATTTTTAAA